ACGTCACGCTTGAAAATGCCCTTACCGTTCCCGCCGTCTGGGCCGCCGTCGAGTTTATCTCCGGCACCATCGCAAGCCTCCCTTTAAACGTCTACGAAAAAACAGAAACCGGTCGCGTTAAAATGACCTCCGGCTTGCAAACTGTTATCCATGACGCAGTGAATGATGAGACCAGCTCTTTCGATTGGCGCAAATATACGTTCGAGCGCATCCTAACCGGTGGTCGTTCAATCACTTATATTGAGCGCGCCAATGGAAGGGTGGTTAATCTTTGGCCGATGGACCCTGCCGACGTTACTATTAAGCGTTCGTCAAACCGGAAGACGTATGAATACAGCCCAGGCGGTGACGCTAAGCCAGTAACCTACGCGGCCAGCGAAATTATCGACATATTCTTTTCGGTTGAGTCTGACGGCATTACATCGATCAGCCCTATCTTAACCAACAAAGATGCCATAGCATTGGCAATCGCTGCAACGAATTACGGATCCAAGTTTTTCAACAATGGCGGTGTGCCTCCTTTCGTGATGACCGGAAACTTCCAAACCGGGTCAGCATTGAACCGCGCCTCAAATGATTTGCAGAATGCGATCCAACAACAGACTAAAGAGAACCGTTTAGCGCTAACGCTACCCGCTGGGCATGAGATTAAGCCAATTGGCGCAGACCCTGAAAAGTCGCAGCTGGTTGACCTGAAGCGTTTCCAGGTTGAAGAGATCGCTCGTATCTATTCTTTGCCACCAGTGTTCCTTCAAGACCTGACCCACGGCACGTTCAGCAATACAGAGCAGCAAGACCTTCACCTGGTCAAACATACGCTGCGCCGCTGGATAACGCAGGTTGAGCAAGAGATGAACCTGAAGCTTTTCGGCCGCGATGAGGCGAAATTCTACGTTGAGTTTAACCTTGACGGCCTATTGCGCGGTGATTTCTCGACTCGAATGAGCGGATACGCAACCGGTATACAAAACGCTATCCTGACTCCTAACGAGGCGCGGGCACAAGAGAACAGACCCGATAAGGATCTGGGTAACGATTTATTAGTCCAAGGCGCCACAGTGCCGCTTGGGCAGCAGAAGATGGGTGATACAAATGTCTAAAGAAATCAGATCAGGTGAGCCGGTCGAGATACGAGCGGAAGGTGATACGATCAGCGTGAGTGGGTACGCTGCTGTTTTCAATTCCGAAACTATTATTGGCGGTTCATACCGTGAGCAAATTGCACCCGGTGCCTTTGCTGATGCCATTGGCCGCGATGATGTTATGTTCTTGATTAACCATGACGGCTTGCCTATGGCGCGCACCAAGTCAGGCACGCTAACCCTGGCAGAAGATGAGCGCGGACTGTATATGTCTGCTGAGCTTGATTCTAGTGACCCTGATGTGCGTGCAATTGTTCCAAAGATGAAGCGCGGCGACTTAGATAAAATGAGTTTCGCGTTTAGTCCTGAGGTGCAGAGCTGGGATGATTCCGGCGATATGCCTTTGCGCACTATCCGCCAGGCTAGTCTGTACGATGTTTCGATCGTTACATATCCGGCTTATCAGGATACCGACATCGGTCTGCGCTCACTAAGTGAATTCAGATCTGCGCAAGAAACCAAAGAAATAGAAAGCAACCCTGAAGCAATTGCTGCGCGGTTGCGAATGAAATTAGCATTGAGCTAATAATAATCGGCGGTTCCCGCTAATTATTGCCATCAAATCGCCCGTTGGCTGGGCATCAAAAAAGGCTTTAAAAATGGAAAATATCATCAAATTGCGGGAACAAATGGCTACCCTAGCCACTGAAGCCCGTTCGCAACTTGATACAATCACAGATGCTACTGATTCAAGCCGCGCCAAAGAAATCGAAGCACGTTTTGACGCTATCATGGTTGACCATGACAAGATCGGCGCGACTGTTGAGCGTGAAGTAAAACTGGCTGATGCTGAAGCCCGTGCAATCGAAGCCCGCCGCCCTAATGCTGGTGAAGCTGTTGCCGTTGCAGAAGCCCGCAAGTCTACCCCAGAATACAAAGAAGTATTTGAAAAGCAGTTGCGTTTCGGTTCTGCTGAGCTTGATTCTGAAGAGCGTTCAATCCTGCTGTCTGGAAAAGTCGAAGGCCGTGCTCAGTCTACTGCTCCAGGTTCAGCTGGTGGCTTCACAGTACCAGAAGGTTTCAGCGGTCAGATTGATCAGCAGATGGCAACTTGGGGACCAATGTGGGATGCCGCAATCGTTCGTGAATTGTCTACTTCTACGGGTAACGCTCTGCCTTGGCCTACAGTGAATGACACCGACAAGTCTGGTCGTCTCAAAGCTGAGAATGCTTCTGTCGATGATGACGGTTCTGATGATGTTGTTTTCTCTGAGAAAGTTTTGAATTCTTACGTTTTCGATACTGGCATGGTTCGCGTTCCTATCGAATTACTGCAAGATTCTGCTTTCAACATTGAGGCCCTGATGGGTGATTTGTTTGGTGAGCGTTTAGGCCGAGCTGCTAACACTGCTCTGACTACCGGCACCGGCACAAACCAGCCTAACGGCATTGTAACCGCTTCTGGCTTGGGTCTGACTTCTGCCGCCGTTGCTGCTGTTACATCTGACGAGCTGATTGATCTGTTTCACAGTGTCGATCCTGCTTATCGTATGTCTCCAAAATGTCGTTGGATGTTTAACGATTCTACTTTGGCAGCTATCCGTAAGCTTAAAGATGGTCAAGGCAACTACCTCTGGACCATGGGCGATGTTCGCACCGGTGAGCCAGACCAGTTCTTGGGCAAGCAGTACAGCGTAAACCAAGCGATGGCCTCTTTGGGCACTGGCAACAAGCCTGTGATCTTTGGTGACCTGTCACGCTATGTTGTTCGTAAGGTTCTGGGCTATCAGATGCTGACATTGCGTGAGCGTTATGCTGAAAACTTCCAAGTTGGAATGGTTGGCTTTAAGCGTTTCGACGGTGATTTGCTTAATGCAAACGCTGTTAAACACTTGATCAACGCCTAAATAATAGCGCCCAGAAATGGGCGCTTTTTTAAAGGATCTAAAGCAATGCTTATCAAATTATTAGTCAGCCGAGCGGGTGTTAATTTTTCACAAACCGCTGGTGATATTGTAGAAGTGGAAAACGCCGAGGCACTGCGCATGATTAGCGCTGGTCAGGCTGAAGCTTCAAAGAAAGAAACTATTGTTGAAACCGCAACCAAAAAAATCAAAGGTAAAAAATGACTCTTTTAGTTACGCTAATTACAGCAGCAGCAGCGCAACCCGTTAGTGTCGCTGAGTGTAAATCCGATTTAAGGATTGACGCAGGCGTGACTATTGAAGACGATTTGATTTCTGATTACATTGACGCGGCGGCGCGCTACTGTTCCGAAGTTACGGGCCGAAAGCTTATTTCCGAAACCTGGAAATATGGCATTGGTAACGAGCCGGGCAAATTTGTTGCGACTCCGTTTAAGCCGGTGTTTAATTCGTTTCAGCCGATCGAGTTACCATTTACTCCGGTCTCTGCGATCGTGGAAGTTCAGTATTTCGATGCTGATAACGTTTCGCAGGTTTTAAACCTAGCTGATTTCTACCTGTACAACTATGACCAAAGCTCTGTTTTAGCGCCGGTCCTTAATTACGAATGGCCGTCCTTTTACGAACGACGAGACGCCCTAAACATCACGTTCACGACAGGCTACGGTGCAACCGGTGCTGACGTACCAAGCAACATCAAACGCGCCATACGGCTTCTTGTGGCGCACTGGTACGAACAGCGAATGGCCGTTACCGTTGGTCAGTCTGCTATGCCTATTCCGTTCGGTGTTGACGCGATGTTAAACGTCGACCGCACCGGCTGGGTGGCATAATGTTTAGGCCTGGCGAGCTAGACCAGCGCGTTACAGTGCAGCGCCAGACGCTAACGCAAGATGGCCTCGGTGGTGATACGTTAGCCTGGGTTGACCAGGGCGCGTACTGGTGCCATGTACGGCCCTTGTCGGGGCGTGAGTCTACAGGGTTTGACCAATTGCAGGGCGAAGCGGCTTATATGTTCGTTTTTCGCAATGGCATCTCACTGCTAGATTCTGACCGACTAGACTGGCAGGGCGATCAGTACAACATTACATTGAGAAAGCAGCCGAAAAGCCGTTCGCTTTACATTGAAGTGACGGCCGAGCGTGGCGTGGCG